CTTCTAAAGCGGCTAAATCTAGTTCTGACCAGCCAGAACCGCTGCCGCTAGTAGGTTTGGGTCGTCAAGTTTGATTCCTCCGCAAACTTCAAGAATGCGGTTCATTGTTGGAACATCAAGGGCATCTTCAAATGCATCTCTGTCTGCCACCAATTCTGGTAGTTGTCTTTCTAGCGCAATTGCACAAGCATCGATCAGAACATTGAGTGTCTCATCTTCTGTTTGAGATTCTGCAGTCTTTTGAATTGCCGTCATGAACTTACGTAGTTCTTTAATTGATAGTGGCTTAAGCTTAGCTGTCTGCCCGTTTTGTAGTTGAATTTCTTCTACATCATATACTGTTGTTGCCAATTTAATCCTCCTAGGATCTAGTCATAATCATTATACTAAATAGAATCTCCTAATACAACCAGAAAGCCCCCAATTTCTTGGGGGCCTTGGTAATTAATTACTTAATTATACTGCCAATACACGGTCAATAATCTTGCCGTACTCTTGTCCTTCGTAGCCGCTCATTGCGGTTGGAAGTAGACGGAATGTTACTGGGAATGTAGTTGGGGCTGATCTTGCCAATGTGAAAGCTGATTGCTGTACTGACAAGACACGACGTGCATAATAAACACGCTCTACTGAAGATCCTGCTGTTGTTGGTGCTTGACCAACTGCAACGAGCTGACGCTCTGTTGGTGCAATACCAAGAGCTCCTGCTGCTAGACCTAAAGTGTCCTTCTTTGTAGACCCTGTACCTGATGAGATAATTGTATTGCTTGCTGAAATTGCGGTGTTGTTAGTTGGATCATCTGGTTGTCCGAATACAACTAGAACGTTTTCTAGTGTACCTTCTGACATTTCAGTTGCGATCATAACTTCCATCGCTGACTTGAACAGCTTTGCTGTATCAAGCAACTGGTCAACAGTTACTGAATCGAATGTTGGATTGTATGTAATCTGTAGACCGTTATTAGTAAAACCTACGTTTCTGTAATAGAAAGTACCAGAATCTGTATCGTTAAGTGTATCTGTATAGGATTCTCCTGGTACAAATGCACCTGCTGCTGCAGTTCCTGGTTCTGAGTTCTCGAATGCTGCGTATCCTGAAGTTGTTGAATCGATATTCGAAATGAACAACGGGGATGCACCTACGAGAATGTTTTTAGCATTACCTGTATTTTGTGCCATATTGTGTTTCCACCTCCTGGAATTCTTTAATTATTAAATTGTAAATCTAAAAATCTTGGCTGGCTAGGCCTCTTCCCTCTTAGTACAATTTTAGTCTATTAGGGGTAAAAAGGCAAACCCTAGAGGAACCTGCCCTGGGAATCTGTAATTCTAGAATATTTAATTTCTAATATAACCTCTGCAGAAAAGAATCCCTGAAGCTCCTCTGATGGGGCTATAGGAGAAATGTCTGCCACATATACTGAGTGGAATTTAAACTTATCTGATAGATCTGCCCATCTATTTATATCTCTGGCAGACTCATCCATTCTTCTAAACTGATCTGTCATATAATTTCGAATTTCATTTATCTCTGCCACCGATGTTGAATATAGGGTGAACATGACCTGCTCACAGCATATTAGCCAGTTGTCATCATAAGACATTCCAATCTTGTCGTAGACTATATGCTTCTTGCCGCTCAGGAATTGATTCATTTCAGCCGACTGTTGAACTGGAATAATTGGAACAATGTTCTCGTTTAGATTATCGCTCCAGTAGTCATCCTTATCAAATATCTCTCTGGTATAAAGCTCTTGCCATAAGAATTTTCTAAGTTCGAGCATGGCGTCTAATTTATAATTTGCTGTCATAGCGCACTTCCAAATGCTACAGCCAGAGCAGCGTCCGCTTGAGATCTAACAGTATTGGGAGAAAATTTATATTGAACCTTTTTAATATTTACTGGAAGCTTCATGGCCTTTGTTAATCCAGAATTAAATATCCTTTGAAAGCCAGAATTTTTAATTGAGCTATTTACTAGTTGACCACTAAAAAATCTTGAATAGGCTAGACCAAATTGATTTGTTGCTGCAGAACCGCCTGGTCTTTTTACTGTAACTGAAGCACCCTTTGGCATGAAAACTGTTTCTCCATTAGACTCAAACACTAATCTTTCCGCATTCTTTGGTCTAATAACAAGTGGTAAGCCCTGCTCCATAACAAATGCCTTGTTAGCAAACATATGTCTACGCTTTCCTTTTGGTGCTGGAACCATAGATCTAGACATTTTAAATTCATAATTAACCTTAAAAGATAATCCCTGTTGAGATACTTTGTTTAATTTAAATAGTCTTGAGCTTGGGGTGCCAGTTTTTTTCCACTCGTATACATGGTGTAATGATTTTGGTTTAGACCTAGCAAGTGCGTCTATGTAGGCACCGAAATCTTGTTCTATCTGATCAAATATTGTTTTAGTAAAGGTATTTTGAAACTGCTTGCTTGAAGTTAGTTTTGCAATTACGTTTGCCTGATAATAAACATAAGCAGACACCTGTGCAACTGTGCTATCTTTTAAAACACCGCCTGGGCCTGAGCCGCCCATCAGTCTTTCAAGACCGCTGGATGCCTGAACTAGCATTGCACTATTGTCCAATTTGCTGATTCTCCGATCTCTTCATTGATGAGTTGTACGCAATAACTTTCCCAAATGGGTCTGTGACTGGTGTGGTTCCCATTACTTCGAATACTGTTGGTGTCTCGCTAGGAAAATTTATTTCGTGCCATATAACGTTACCAGCGTTATCTCTAATGTTGGTTACCTTTTCTCTTGGAGTTAATCTTTCAGAAGTTCTAACCTGTATAATTTGATCGTTTAAATACTTATTTGAAAAGATCTGCTTGTCGCTTGATCTAGTTGTTGCAGAGTTGCTAATAACACCTTTTGCGTGACAGGATACAGTTTTATAGTATGACCATTCACGTATGATAGCTCCTGTGTCTGGATCCTGCACCTCAGATTGCTTATAAACATCTAGATGCATAGACAATACTGAGTCTATCAAATCGTTCATTATATAATTTCTACCTTAGTTGTAAGGACATAGTCTGCCAACAATTTATCTGCATAAGCATTTCCTGTACCAGTGTGAGCTTCTCCAGTATATTCAAAGTCCCAGTCGAATGTTGATATCTTCTTTATGTACTTATTTCTCCATACTGTATCTTTGGCAAAATAGTCTTTCATTAATTCTATGGCTGCTAGCTCTACGTCGTCTGGAACCTTTTCCCAACCGAATCTTCCATAAACTCTATACGGAACTCCAGACTGAAAGACTCCATTTCCATAATCATTTATGCTTGGAGGAACCATTCCGTTTGCGGTGTATACAGTGTTGTCTAACATGCTAGCACGGTTAATTCTTATTCCGTATGCGCTTTCACTAACAATGACATCATAGTTCCAGTTATTTATTTCTTCAATATTGTCTAACAATAAAATATCTCTTGCGTACAGATAATATATTTCCGCAACTCTTGAAGGTAGCGGAAGAATGTCTGAATCATGTCCGTATACCACAAAGATCTCGTCCTTCAAATAGAAGTTCTGTCCTGTGTGCTGCTCTATAACTTTACGGGCATATTTTTCTGCTAGGAGCAGGTCTTTGTAAGACTTGTATCCTGGATCCGAAGAGTCTGTACTAAACTCCATATCTGCCACATGATTAAAGTCTACATATGGTGTTACTACAAAGATCTCGTCGGTCTTTTTTACGCTTGTGCCTCCGACGGCATAATTCCAATCAAGTCTGAGAGTTCTATTTCTATTTGTATATTGATATGGTACATTTACTACATACGTCCCAGGATTATTTTCATCCAGGGATGACGTTAAAGTTGTAAGAAGATGTGTAGGATTAATGGCTGGGCTAATATTGGGATCTAGCGTAACATCATATAGTCCGACTGTTGGTAATGCGTCTGCGTTTGCTACATCACCATTCCAAAAAACTTTATGTGTTATTGGTGATTGACTGTTTATTAATACCTCTGCCATGTTATAGGCCTAGATTAGTTGTAATACTCCTGGACTTCCTTTGGAGTTGCTAATCTAAAGCCCTCCTCCTTATCAAAAATTTCTTGAGCATTTTTTTCATTCATTGCTACAAATGGGTGTTCTTTTGTGAAAGTATGTCCCATAATATCATATCTAAAATTAGCTCTGGTCATTCTTACTAATACTGTGTCTGCTGAATGCTCAGCTTTTGGATCAAACTTTGGTAATACTTCTACTGCCATGTCGTCTTCATCCTCTTCCATCTTTTCAAGGGTCTTGTTGTATACAGCCCAGGTTACGCCTTCTTCAGCAAGAGAGGCAATAATGTCGGCTTTGTTCTTTAAGCCTTCTGTGTCGACTGCGAAATCTTCGGCAATCTTCTTTAGCTCAGATACTTTTAATGTCTCAAATGACATATAATCTCCTTTGTTAGGTTATTCAATTATAGCATTACTAAATTAAAATGAAAAGCCCCCAAAATTAATTGGGGGCCTTTCTTGAGGATTTAATCCTATTATGAAGCAACCTTTACGTTCTTCACAACGACCCAAGCGTCAGCTTGTTCGATTTCGACACCAACACGAGTATACATTGTGTACTCGATTGAGTCCTTCTTTGGCCAGAAGAAACGATATACGGTTACGTCACGCTTGATACCAATAACTACGTTATTTGGGAATGTCAAGTGGATGTCTCCGTGGTTTCCTGTCTCGCCTGTGTAATCGCCATCTTGTGCTTCAGGAAGTAGTGGAACTTCAACAATCGGAATACCGAATGCGAATGGTGCCACGTAACCTGCTGGACCACCTAGAGGCTGTACGCCTTGTCCACGAATTACGCTTGAAGCGATATCCTGTGGAATGGTGTTATTTGTTCCAATGCTGTTAGCATATAGGAAGTCTTGAATTAGGTTTGAACCTGCCAAGAAGCGAAGGTCTGCACGACGTTGCTTGTACTTACGTGGAAGAGCCTTAAGAGCGCTGTTAAATACAGCACGGCTTACTGCAGCTCCACCAGCATCAACAACGTGACCGTTAGCCTTTGCCTTCTTTACAACACCGTCAAATGACTTGTATAGCAAGTCTGATGATAGAGCTGTGTTTCCATTAAGGACTACGTCTTCAATGTCGTTACCTGCCTGTGTTGCCATCAAGCGGGCGATGTGATCTTCTAGATCTGCACCCTCAATATTGTCTTCTAGAGACTCAGTTGAAAGTTCCCAATCTAGGCGAAGTTTCTTTGTGTTAAGAGAGATCTTAGAGAATGTGACTGCTGCGTTTCCGCTGTTGTCGCTTGATCCTTCAGTAGCAAGCTTCATAAGCTTCTCGCCAACTGACATACGATCAATCTCTGCTGTATCTGCTCTCATACGAACTGTACGTGCAACTTTACCAATTACGGTTGCGTCGAACATATAGTCGAGGAATCGAGCTGATTGTTCTGGATTTAGCAAACCACCCTTGCTATCAGCACCTACGTGTACGCCAGTTCCTGAGAGGGATCCTGTCATTCCTGCGGTTGCTGTTGTGTTAGCTACGATAGTTTTTTCTAATGTTTCATTACTCATTTTATATTTTCACCTACCTTTTTTAGTTAAAAATTTCATTCACGGAACCGAGGAAAGAACCGTTCCACTTTGATTTTTTGATTGTAACTTCCTGAGACCCGCCAAGGTCCGAGGACTTCTTAATTGCAGTCTCTGATTCTACTGCGTCGACACGCTTTTCTACGCCATCAATCGTGTTCTTGATACTATCTACAGCCTTTGAAAGGGCTGCATGTTGTTCTGCCAATTCTGAAATTCGACTATCTACGCTCTTGCTGAATGTTTCAACTGTATCTTTAATAGTTGTAACTTGAGCAGCATTTGCTTCTGAAGCCTTATTTAGTGTATCCGAGAAAAAGCCTTTAAGATCGCCAAGCATCTTTGCAAAATCAGGTTCATCAACCATAACTTCTGATACGTCGGCTGC